AAGCTAGATTATTTGGAACAGCCCCCAGTAATAAGACCACAGGTGATTTACTTAGTACATTTATTGAAATATGTACGCAAGCAACTCAAAACGGCAAAATGTCACCATCTACATTGAAAAGCTATCAAAAAGTTATTAACACGCATTTAATACCTGCCTTGGGTTCAATTCCCGCCATCTCCACCAATCAAACCATTGAAAAGCCTAGAGAAATCTAGGCTTTTTTGTTTTTTACCCCTATAGAACCCTTTGGAATACTGTAGAGAACGACACGCAAATGACACGCAAACAACTCCAATCTAAAAGAGAGTAATTCCCTTTGCAGCCATTCTGTTTTTGCTTCGACTATACACCGCTGAAATTTCCGCCAAACTCAATGCTTTGTCATACAAAATACCCTCGCATATCTCAATGGGTGAATGATAAGATGCGTTTGAATATGTAATATTCCCAAAGCCTAAGTTTGATGACGAATTTGTTTTGCTCGTTGTTGATGTCTGAGATGTTGAGATTCTTCCACCAAAAAACTTATTTAATGTTTTTGTTGCATTTGACCATGACAATGCAACAAAAACATATTCGTCTTGAACTGTTCCAGTTGCAGCGTTTTGAGTTATACCTGTTGCCCCCCGAACTAATGGGGTCAACGAATAAACAGACGTTGCATTTGTAATCAAACCAGCAAAACCTTGATTATCATTAATAATGCCTGCTATTAATGCCCCAGCATAAGAAGTAAGACTTGGAACTTTGATAACAGCACAAAAACTTCTCTCATTGCCATCTATCAACCCTGACACCAATCCGCTATTTAGTCCGCCAGCAATCACGACACCATTACTATTGTATGTTGGTGCTGTTCCTGCCAATGTTAAAATTTTCCCTGCCGTCAAATCAATAAGAGAAGATGAAGACACCCCAAACAACCAGTGACCCCATGCGTCTGGCTCATAATTAACAAGAAGCTCGTAATCGCTAGGCGATAATACAGGCAATGTTGAATTGGATACTGATATTGGTAGCATTGTAAAGATATTAGACATAATAATTATCTCAACTTAGTTTGATGATATTTAATTGGAAGTGTGGGCAGACATTAAACATTGTTTTTTGTGTGCCATTCACGGAAGCAAGCGAAATATCGCTATCACATAAATTGCCTGATGCGCCACTTGTAAATTGGCACCCAGTGCCAAGATAGTCTAGTGCGTACCGAACTTTAGGATTTCCGCTTAAATCTCTATTCAGCGTAATTGATACGGTGTCGGGTTTTTCTATTATTATGCTTGATAAAATCAATGCGCCTGAATCATCTATCACCTTAAATCCTTTATCTGTGGTGTTTGGTAGTGTGGATATATCAAATTTTAAAGGCAAGACTGGCACATCAAATTTTATTTTTAAAACTCTGCCGACACACGTTGCTGAAATTGGGTTTATCCACTTTGGGCGAAAACCACTCATTAATTGTTTGTACGCCCTGCCAAAGTAGTGACCTAGCCATGCATAAGAGACGTTGTTTAGGTGTGTACCATCGACACTATTAAAAAAATAACAAGGAGTAACAAGTATAATTTCACTGTCTTGTTGAGCAGCCTCTAGTTGAGCAAGATGCACCTGCGTATCGCTTAAAGCTGCACCGTATGGAGTTTGATATGTCAAAAAATAAAAAGGGTCGGTACGTCCAGTGATGGCGTGAATATCCGCTTTTATTTCGTTTTTTAACGCAATCAGTTCACTAATATACGTTGATTTTGACATCGTTCTATTAGATTCACCTTGAAGCCACCCAACAACAGGCACTCCGTATGTTTTCGACTGCGCTGCTGATAGTGTTTGTCCTGCACTTATCTGATCTAACAAAACCCCATACCAATTAGTTGGACTAACTACTGTATTTGTTGAGTCATGTGTAACATCTGTTGAGCCTTTTCTTAACTGACTAATTGAGTAACCACCATGCCCTGCGGTACTCGCTAAAATAATATGACTATCTGTAGCAAATCCATTTTCTATGGCTCTCAAATCTGTTGCGTATTTCGCTGCGCCAGAACAACAGGTTTCACCTCTAAGACTATCTATTTCATAATCTGCTGTTATATTATCCTCTATAAGCGGTTTAAAGCCTCCTAGCCCTGCGTTCCAACCCGTACCTCCACTTTTTGTTGATTTTACCCCACCTGTGAATGTTATGTTTGAATAGGGCTGAGTAGTACTAATTGCGGATTGTCCCGTAGCACCAACGGACAGTGATTGCCCATAAAAAAGAAAATGATTAATCCCTCTTTCAATTGGTTTGTTAGTTAAAGTTTCTAAATTGTATTGATATTGGCTTGATGATGGCTCAATAGCTCCGACAATTTTAGATGTTTCTGAATCAAATCCTAATAACACCTTTCCATCTTTGTCAGTTAATATAGCTGTAATAGTGCCTGCTATTTGTTTTCTTTGCCCAAAGAAATGATTTTGCACCTTGATTTCTTCAATCGCACCATCAAAATCAACATCGGCAATCAACTTTCCATTCGTCTTGTTAACGCCCAACAGTATCTTTCCGTCTTTGTCTGTTAGTAACGGAATTAAATCTGTCTCAGCAACAAACAATCTCATGTTTTGCTGAGTTTGCGTTTTATAAACTTGTCCTTGAGCTAAACTTTTTGATAAAATTTCATCAACCAAACCATAGGCTGATACCTTTCCTGTTGACTCATTAACACTTATCAATATTCTGCCATCTATGTCAGTTATAATCGGTAAGTCACCACTCCCCCAAAATCTAGCTTGAGCCTGTTGAGCCTCTCTCAATTTAAAAGTAAATGCTGAACTAGGCAAAGATGTGACATACAGAGCAGAACCACTATTATTTTTATAAATAGCAAAACTAGATACAGGATTACCAGAATAAGCAACTGAAAAATAATGTCCGTTAGTAGTGTTTGCTAAACCTAAAGACACATCCTCATATATATTTGCAGCTTGGATTGCTATATCTTTTGCTGCTTCTGCCGCTGTTTGTGCATTACTTGCATTTGTTGCACTGTTTGCTGCGTTATTTGCGCTTATCAAAGCAGCATTAACACTATTAGCAGCGTCTGTTAAACCAAAAAGGCTTGGAATACCAACACTAACTACTTCACTCATGATCTTATCCTCAAAAGCCTCAGTTTTGAGGCTTAATTATTGTTAGCGTGTGACGTTATCAACAATACACACACGACCTTCTAAATAACGAGTCACAACACCTGCGGGGCTAATAAGTTCTAAGTCATAAACTGCTAATTTACCCTCTGACTCATAAGGCAGTTCACCAATTGGCCCTGGTTCTGTAACTTTACCTTTGATAGTTAAACCTGAAGTATCTAATGTAGTAGTAATAGAAGATGGTACATTAATAGTAATAACACCATAACCACAGGTAATTCGGTTATTTTCTGTTGTTAGCTCTAAAACAACAATCTCGCTTGATACCGCACTACGAACTTGCATGCGTGCTGTAAAATTACGAATATCAGCATCAGGCCCTGGTTTTAAAAACAGTTGACGCTGAAAATCTGCACCTTTCTCAATAATGAAATCACGTTTACGTGCTGGCATTTTTATGCTCCAAATAAAAAAGGCGCGTAATGCGCCTTGTTAGTTAATTCTTTATTTTAAACAATATTACCGTAAATATTGCCCGTGTTTTGCCACGTTATTAGGCTGTTGCCATTTACCGCGTAGTCACCATTTGCCCCACCATTGCCGCCGTCACCTGCATAGTTATGATTTATTTCCCCTCTTGAGGTAGCTGGACTTCCACCTGTTGAAAAAACCCCTAAAGGTGGACAAGCCCCGTTACCTGCATTCCCCGTATTTGCATAAAAATCAGGATCAACATAGTTATTTCTACCGACTCCACCAACTGACACAACTATATTTTTAGTTGCAGTTTGACCAATATTTCCAACTTGATGAATATGTGTATGATAATCACCTGAATTTGTATAATCAGTTTGAACGCTGTCATCATAAATAACTTGACCAGCATTACCACCCAAACCAAATGGCCAACCGCCCCCAGCTCCACTACCACTTTGGCATCGGCCTGGTGTATTACCCTGCGAAGTGACATATCTTGCAATTGCCCCACCACTAGCACCACCACCACCACCGCCCACAGAGATAATCCCATTATTTTCTATTTCTATAGGGTACGTTGCTCTTAATGCATTTCCACCTTTTTTACCATGCACATGGCTTGATGGATTAGATAATGTGCCTCCATAATAATAAATTAAACCAGGTACAACAGGGTTTGGAAAATCGATAAAAGCTCTACCACCTCGACCACCATCACCACCTCGACCAGCAATTATTCCATGATTAATAAGCGTTATATCAACATTTGCTGGCCAACCAGTACCCGTTGCAAGCGCATAGACAGAAGTAGATGAGGCACTAACAAAAACCCCAACTAAAATCTCTACTTCAACTTTAATGTTTGCTGATGGTGTACCATATTCACTAATAAATAAATCTAAGATGTTTACATCCCAATAATATTCATCAGATAAAATAATTTTAAATGTGTTAGCTATTGGTATAGCTGTGCTAACTTGTTGAGCTTTGTATTTAATATCGTCTCTATCGGTTGGCTGTGCAAAAATCACTTCCATTGGCACGCTTGCTAAATCCCCAGTCACACTTTGAATTTTGCGTGTTTGAGCATAAAACAAGTCACCCACTTTTAGCTGTAAGGCAGGTGTTAAATTAAACTCTATCAATTGCGGAGGATCACGATACGTTTTTATTAACGCATCAGCTAACGCATTAACACGCCCTTGGCTTGCGTTTGTAAACCAACGACTAAACACTTTTTTAACAATGTTTGAACCATACTCAAAATTGCTAATTGCATTTAAGTCAGGTGTAGCAACTCGCAAAGCATAATTTTTTAAGTCGTCTAATTTTTCCGTTTGTTTACGTTGTGCAAAATACACCAAAACAGTGCTTATACGTTGATTATTATCCGTTTTTACGTCAATACTTTTGCTTAAAAAGTGATTTTCATCGGTCAAAACAGGCAAATTAGGCGGCAATGGTTTAATGGCTCTAAATCGTATTTTTTGGGCAATTTCGTCCCACCAAATCCTACACGTTCCTTGTTCTGTGAGTTCGCCAATTAAGGTATTTATGCCTGTTGGCTCAGGGATTTCTGCACTAAATAATCCAGGTAAATAAGTGTTTGCCTCGGTGTCCCACTCTGTTTTATTAATATAACTGGTGCTTATGCCTGCATAATTAACCAATAAGTCATAAATGACGTTTTGCACACGTTGACGATAGATAATACCCACTTCTTGAACGGTATCATCAGCATTATGCGTTTCGGCTTGTGTGTTGTTTACACCACGAACTACGGTAAATGTGTCACCTGAGCGCGTGTAGCTCATCATCTCGCCGCTAATCGCTAATTTGCCACTGGTTTTGTACTGGCTACCTATCCCACTAGGGGCAAGGGTAAAACTGGTTTGAGTTGCGTCAATATTGGCACTTAAACGACCATTTGACGGCTTTGGAAACAAGGCTTTTTTATCATCTGCCAGTTTTAGAATATCTTTAGCGACAATTTTAACGCTGTCGTCTTTGGCTATACCTTGAAGCTGTTCTATAACATAAACGCTATTAACAAAATTAGCCCAGTCAAAACCGTTTTTAGTTAAATAACCACGTCTTACGCGCAAAACACGATTTTCATAAAATGGATTACGCGCTTTAAATTTACCCCAAAACGTGCCTTGGTTAGTCCGTTCTGTAAAATAAGGGTCTATTTCGGTATCAGGCCACGGCGCGTCTATAAAGCTAATAGACACACTACCACGCACACCTAAGCCTTTGTTTGGCGTTATTTCTTGGCTGGCAAAACTGACTGATTTTAGAAGCGGTATAGCAGACAAGCCCACAGGCAAATCTGCGTTTTGCTCACAAAATCGGTAAGTCTTGGTTATTTTGTTAAAGTTTGGCTTGCTTTGGCACGTTGCATACGTGTTATAGCATTTGCTTGTACCAGTTACGCCAATAGCAGCAGTACAAGGAGCTATGCCATAAGTATTGGCGCAAAAGTCCATGTCTAATTCAACAAATACAGTGGGTATGCGTCCGTATTTTGCAGACTCGCTACTATATGACATTATGCAACACCGCTTAATAAACACATCACAGGCAAGCTAATATCGTGAAAACGATTTTCGTTAATCGCCAGTGGTGGTATTTCGCCATCAGTTACGCAAAAACACGCATCTTGTGGATAAAATTCGTGATTCCAACTAAACAAAAAAGGTAACAATTCGGCATGACGCACAAAGGCTTCCCAGTAATCACGTACCCATGCCTGAGGTACAGTCTTAAACGTAATGTTTGATCTTGCGCCGTTTGCTGTTTTGACTCGACCGACAAACTGGCCGCCCTCGGTTTGTTGGTTGATAATGCTGTTTTTGCGTCCGTGCCGTGGCACAACAAAACCCCCAATCATGCCGCGATATAAGGGCAATTTACGGCCAAACATGACCACGCCAATATAAAATGGCGTTGCGGTATAAAGGTTAAACACCACGCGCCAATGGGTTGCTGTTACTGCATTAAACAAGTTTATTTTGAGTTCGTTGTTGCTTGCTGTAGTGATTGTGGTGGTTGCTAAAGACCACGAGATACCACCGTTTAAGCTGTACTCTAAATAAAAAGTACCCCCAACATCACCCAAGTTATGCTTATATATTGCCAAATAGTCAGCAGTAACAGGGCTTGCAAATGTGGCAGTAAAATAGTGGTAGCCAACGGCAGGTGTTGGCGACCAAAAAGACGTGGTGTACCAATCAAACGCATTTTGTACGCTGTAGCCCACTTGTTGACTGGTTGCAACAACACTGGCAAGCAATGGCGAAGTAAGCAAATTGTCATAACAAATAATTGCTTTGTTGGCTGTTGTTGTCATGCTGGTATAAACCGTAAATTGTTTAATTGCTTACCATCGCCCATTGCTTCATCGATAAAATCAAGCATTTTGCGGCCTGTTAAAATGGCATCTTCGGGTATGCGTACATACGTTGTTAGCGTAGGTTGCTCGGATCGTTGTTCGGCTTGGCTAGTTGGAGATGATGATGCAGGTAATGCAGGAGGCGCACCACCTGCTACGCTTGGACTACCACCACCACTTAACACGCCTTGTGCCATCGAACCACCAAAAGCAATTGCAGCAGCAGCCGCAGCCACGCCCAAAGCAGGCCCCACAAATGGTATAGGCGATAAAGCGGCATAAGCACCCATTGCAGCCCGATAAGCATTTACGCCAATTTCATATAAAGCCTGTGCTTTTTGAATCGCTTGTGCAGCTTTGGCGGCTTTGCCTTGGCCTTGTGCCATTTGCGCCAAGCCTTGGTTAAAAAAGCCTACGGTTGCAGCCATTTGTGCTTTGCGTGCTTCTAGTTCTGCATCGCCGTTGGTGATAACGGCATTAACGCGGTCTAAATCCCCTTGTATAAAAGCCGAAATAAAATCTTGTTGTGCATTGAGTTTGTAAGTATTGGCTGCATCAATTTGTACTAGCTCTTTATCAATAAATTCAGCCCATTGTGCTTCAGCAATCACTTGAGCAGCATCTAATTCAATTAACATTGCGTCAATTTGATCGCCAAATTGTTGAGCTGCTATATCTTCATTCGCGTTAAAAGTTGCAATAGATAAATTTTCAGCATTAACAATGCCTTGATATTCATCTTTGGCAAGTTGTAAGCCGCCATATTGAAAATTATCTTTGCTTTTTTCGCCTTTTTGACCGCCTTGCGCGGCTCTTAAAGCTGCTAATTGTTGCTCAATTTTGAGTGTATTAGCGGCTTTATCGGCTGCTGCTGCTTGCTCTTCGGCTGATATACTTGCTTTTTGAGCTGTGTCTTGCCACATATCCCCCAAAGCATTTAATGCTGCCGTGGCTTTGATATTTCCCGATTCATCGTCCCAAATAGCCTTAGCCTGTGCAAAATCACCACTAGCAGCACTAACCGCAATTGCAGAAATTTTGCCGATCACATCGCCAAAATATTCAAGTTCAATTACACTGGCTTTAAATCCTGTGTACATCACTTTTATTGCTGTTGATATGGCCCATGCTGCACCTTCCATAATTTTTGTATCTTGTGCGCCTTTGAGCATATTTTCACTAATATCACCGAGCGTTGGTGCAAGTTGTGTAGCCATAACACGCCAAGCACCTGTTGCTGCAAAACTTAATTTATCTAACGAGTCATTTATTTGACCAGCCGCATTAGACGCATCAGTGCTAACAACAAGGTTAAATTTTTCGGCTTCGGCGGTTAGTTCGCGGATTGCGTCACTGCCTTGGCTCAAATGTGGCAACAATGCAGGGCCTGCACTTTTACCCAACAAATCCATTGCTAATGCTGTTTTTGTTGCGCCATCATTCATGCCTGCCAACACATCGCTAATATCAAGCATAACATCGGCTGCATTACGCATTTGTCCATCTTGTTCGCGTAATTTAATGCCCAGCGTGTCAAATAACTCAGCTTGTGCTTTGCTACCTTGTGCGGCTGCATCCATGTTTAACGCTAATTTTTGCAAGCCACCTGTGTAATCCTCTAAAGTAGCATCATTAAAGTGAAGCGCGTATTCCATCGCACTTAATGCTTCGGCTGTTGAGTTTGCACGTGCTGCAATATCAGCTAAGCCATCCGCATAATCAATTTGTTCTTTGATGCGTGTTTTTATTTCGTCAACAACAAAAAGTCCTGCTAAAACCCCTGCTAACTTTTTGGCATTGTCACCAATGCTTGACATGGCTTCATCAGCAGTCTCTTGTGCTTGCTGCATATTTTGGTCAAAAGCAGCACTATCCGCGCTTAGACTAACGTGCAATGCACCAATTTGAACGCCTGCCATAAATCACCCATAAAAAAACCGCTTAACGCGGCCTTTATTCAAAACTACCAAAAACACTATCAATCTTATTTTCTAAATCTTCATCTGAAAGCTCATGCTTACGCGGTTTATAAACCATAAAATCATCAGACGTTTTGGCGGTCTGTTTTGGCGACCTGTTCACATTAAACGTCATTGCTAATAACTCAGCATTACGTCTATCAGCCCTAAGCTCGCCAAAGTGCGTTTCTTCAAAGTACATACGCCATTCGATTAACTCGTTATAACTCAGCGTATGTTCTAACTCTGCAACCGTGCGCCCTAGTTTTAACGCCAGTAAAAATAAAAACTGGCGATCAGGACGCGCTAAGAGTTTTTTTCGTGAGCCTCAACATCCGCTTTTAGCATTTTATTGATGCGTAAGGCGGCATCAGTCAAACGCACTACGGCCAAACTATTAAGCTGCTTAATTTGTTCAACGTCTTCAACACTAAAAACAGGTTTGTGATTTTGATCTTTAACTGTAAAAACCATTAGTAACGGACGAAAATTAGCAGCACGTTTAGATTCTTCAATCTCACGATAGGCATTATCAAAAGCATCACGTTCTGCAACTGTCATTACGGTAACTTTTAAACTGTCAACGTCAGCACCAAATTCTGGAACAGCAATGTTTTCACATAATACTTCGCCGATCGTGGCAAAAATAGCAGCTTTAAGATTCATGTTATAACCACTCATTAAACAGGGAATGTACGAACAGGTTTGCCGCTTACCTTAATGCCTAAAGTTTGGCGGTGAATGTCATCCATACCATGTGTCGGGGTCATTTCTTTAAGCACACCAGAAAAAGTCCACATTCCACCATCACGATAAACAATACGATATTGAACAGGGTTAGCTGCTTCAATATCTGCTTCTAAAAGACGCTGATTATCTAAGGCGTCAGGATTAAAAATAGTATCTAAAGAAACACTACCACCATCAATCAAACCACCCACATAGGTTTTATAAGGGTCAGGTTCACTACCGTCATATTGGTCAATAGTGGTTGTTTCAATTTCGGTACGAATTTTAAAAGGCGGTGTAATGTCTTTAATTTGGCTAATATCTTGCCACTCTACCCCACTGTTACGTTGAAAACGTGTGCCTTGGGCGTGTAATACGTTTTTATTGGCCATTATTTGTTTGCTCCCACATAGAAAATTCAATGACAATTAAGTGCGCTTGCACTGTAGATTCAAATTGATAGCTGTCACTCAAAGCTAAACAGCTTGGTAAATCGGTTTGTTCGGTCATAATTTTTATAACCTTGTCGCGTAATGCTTCGCATTCTTCAAATTCTTTAGCAAAAACATAAATTTGTACGCGGTTTTTAGTATGTTCTAAATAGCCACAATCAACCGTATTAACCAATTCACGGTTAGCAATGACGTAAATAATCATTGGGTAATTCACATCTTCTGGCGCGGCATTTGGCCATACTTGCTTTTCACCAAAAACAGGGGCTAAATGTTTATAAATCGCTTCACTAACGCGCATTGGCGGCTGCCTCTCTTGCTGCTTTTTCGACTTCTTCACCAAGCCGTTTGCTTAGTTGGTCAAGTGCTTCTTCTTTTTTAGCTTGCCAAGCAGGGGCTAAAAACCGTTGTGGAGCAATGTAGCGTCCGCTTTTTGTTTTCCATCCCCATTCTTGAAACTTGCCATAAAATGCACGGCCATCGAGGGGAATGATTGACTGAATGTTACCCATGCTTGCACGTTGGCCACGGTAAACACGCTGTTTTAAAGATTTACGCAAGTTACCTGGTTTAACAGTAATAACCGCGCCTTTTTCTTTAAATTTATGAGGAACAATACCCAGCGGCGCACGTGCTTTTGCTTCTTCTAAGACGACTTTAGTACCACTTTTAACCGCAATTTCTAAGGCTTTTTTAGCAACCTTGCCTTGTAATTGGCTAAGGCTTTGTTCAAGCTCTTTTAAGCCTGTGACTGTTACAGTTTGGGTCATGGCTTTTACTCAATAACACCTTCGCTAACCATAAGTTTTAGCTCTTTGTGCCTCAACTCAGGGTCAATAACTGCATGAATATGATAGATTTTACCCTCATACATTGCGCGTAACTCGGCATTAATGTCTTTTCGATAGCGTAAATCTATTGTGCCTGTGACTTCGCTATGATTTTGTTGAGCTGCAAATAAATACTTGCCACTTAACGGACTAACACGCGCCCAAACGGTACACACGTCAACCCATTCTTGTTTTTCTCCGCCCGATAAACCGCGTGTTTTGGTAAGGCGTTGAAAAGTAACGCGGTGACGTAGTTTGCCAATGGGTGTTTGCATTAGTATTGAACTCGGTACGGGTCAAGCAAGCCATCAACAAACGCATACGGCACGCTGTTTACACCATAATTCATTACAGCTTCACGGTTTTCGTAAAGCGTTGCCAAGTCAACTAATATCCATTGTTTAATCGCTTTAGGAATATTGTCAGTCGTGCCATAGCCTGCGGTATAAGTCACTGCTATTGTTTTTTCGATAAATTCTTTAGGTAATAATTTAGGGACTAAGTTACTTTCGCGTAAATAATAATCGCTATCTGTCAATACAATCGTTACACCGCTCTCGTCTGTCGCTTCAACACTTAACAAATTGATTAGATTAGGTATTAAATTAATTGAGCCTAAATTTTGTGCAACGGTTTGATAAGTTTTTGTTAATAACGAACGGCCTAATTGATGCTCAGCACGTTCTGTAGCAACTTCTATTAAATGCTTAATTAAATCATCGTCTGTGCCGTCATCAGTATCTAAACGTAAATGCTGTTTTGCCAAATTAAGCGAGACAACTAACTCAGTTGACGGTACAGTGATAATAGTTTTCATGGCAACACCAAAAACAAAAGGCGCATAACGCGCCTTTTTTATTTAACGATTAAGTAGCAGAATTTTGGTAATACTTGATTGCACCACCTACATCAATCAAGTTGCCACCGCTACGCGCCCACGCCAAGAAACCAACTTGGCCAAGTTTGGCATAAGCCGAATCTTCAAAACGGTGTAAGGTGTTTTGCAGAACATCGCGGACATAATAACGACTCATATCACCGAATAATACCGACTTAGCATTAGCTGCCATGACTGGCATATCTTGGTTAATCGTCACAGGATAGCCAAGAATAGTATCAGGCATTGCATCTGCCAAACCGTCATAACCAGGCATAAACACGGGACGGCCATTGTTGTCTTTGAGCTTGCGAATTTCGCGCATGGTTGTGTCGTGTAACATAAAACCGCATTGGCTACTTGCGCGGTATGCAGGGTCAACACTGTGTACTAAGTCAATCAAATCATCGTAAGTAATTGACGTTGCCTGTCCTGTTACGCCTGTTTTACCCACGGTAGAGGCTGTAACCAAACCACGTGGCTGGCTAGAGCCTGTACCAGTCGTAAATAATTGATTAGTAATACGGCCTAAACGGTCAGTAATACGCTTCAATACAAAAGCCTCAATATCCACCGAACTGTCTTGCAATAACTCAATCGGTACGGCAATCACTTTGGAGCTAAACTTGGACACATTTAGAGGCTGTGTGCCAAAGGTTGGGTCTGCACTGGTTGCTGTTGTATTTTCGGCAATCAACTCACCCACTTCGCTTGTGCCGTTGCTTGTAGGAAACGACATCGGGTTGCCCATTTCGGTTTGAATAACCGTGGCAACAGAACGCACCCCGCCAAAATCTTTTAAAGCATCCGCAACAGTTTTGGCAATATCGGTTTGTACTGCGTAACCACCTTCGCTGCCTGTGGTGGTAGACATGGTTGCGCGAATATCAGCCCAATCTTGAGCAGATAAGGCTTTGTCACCACCCTTCAACCATTTGGCAAATAATGCACGGCTTTTGGCAATGGCAGGGTGTTTATTGCGTGCATTGTGGGCTGCTGCATCGGCTTCTTCAGTAGCTGCTTCCTCACCAATTAAAGTTGCTAATTGTTGAATGCGGTCAATTTCAGCTTTTGCACTTTCAATAGCGGCAACCATCTCATCATAAGCGGCCTGTTTTTCTTCGGTCCACTCATTAGACGGTGTGTTTTCGACTAATGCTTTGGCTTCGGTGTGTTTTGCTTTGATTAAAGCGCGTAATTCTGCAATCGTTTTCATAATTTAGGTCTCTTGTGACATAAAAAAAGCCGCATCATGCGGCCTTGTTTTTAGGTTTTGCTTAAATACAAGCAAGATTTAAGCGGTTTAAAGCCTGTTGTTTGTCAAAAACAGCAGGTTTAGAAGTTGGTTTTTGCGTATTTTGTGGTTGTTGTGTTGGTTTATTTGGCTCAGAATTAAGTTTTGGAGCGTTTTTATACACACCTAATTGCCAATTTTTGGCCTGTTGTGCCGTGTTTTTTGGTGTTTCGTTAGTAGAAACTTCATCTACAAAGCCATAATCTAAGGCTTCTTGTGCTGTAAACCATGTTTCAGCGTCCATCAATGCCGCAATTTCGCTTGTTTCTTTGCCTGTTTTTTTGGCATAACTATTAGCTAACGTGCCATCAATCTTATTTAGTAGTGTTGCTGTTTTGGTTAAGTCGTTTTTATCACCCCATGCCATCGTCCACGCATTGTGAATCATAAACAAAGAGCCTTCACCCATTGCTACACTGCTACACGCTAACGCAATATAAGTAGCAGCACTGGCACAAAGACCGTCAATGTGAGCAATAACAGTTTTACCGCTTTCAACAATCGCTTGTTCCATGCAACGCGCCGCAAACACATCGCCGCCAGGTGAGTTGATACGTAAATGAATAGTGCTTGCAGTGATGTTGCTTAATTCTTTAATAAAATTCATCGGGCTAACACCACCCCACCATTCTGCTTCATTGTCTGTACTAACAATCATGTCATACAAATACAATGTTGCTTCTGTGTTGGCTTCGTTAGTCACCACTTCAAAGCGTCTATTAGCACTTCGATTAAGCGCAAATAATTGATATAACTGAGCCATATTAACTACCCATACTCACAGTCACGCTTGGCGCGGTACTGGTGTTTAAAGAATCACCACCATCAACAGGTGGTAAGTTTTCAGCTTTGCGTACTTCATTGACTGTCATAAAGCCAGGTTCACCTGCGCGGCCAAGTGCCACACGATAGGCATTAAAGCGGCCAATGGTGTCACCACGCTCTAAGCCTGCGGTCATAAATTCACAAAAGTACGGACGATTAAAAAGTTTGTTATTGCACTCTTGCTCAATACCAACTAAGTGCCGACTTAATGTGTACTTAACAAAGCCAATACCCATCTGCTCTACACCACTACCCCAACTTGTAGTGTTAGTGGTGTGACCAATCATAAAAGGAGGCACACCAAAAGCGCGGGCTATGTCTTCTACTTGAAATTGTCGGGTGGCTATAAGCTGAGCATCTTCGGCACTAAGCGTAAGCTCTTGCAGTTCCATGCCTTTACCAAGTACACCAGGTTTACGTCTGTTACCTGCGATCAAATCCGCCCATGCACTTTGAATCAAAACTTTTTGATCGTCACTTAACTTTGCGTCTTGCGTTTTAATCACAAATTCTGGCTTATTCCCTTCCCCAAAAAAATCAGCACTAAAGTTATCAGCAGCCAAAGCAATGCCACCTGCATACTTCAACACATAACGTAATGGGCTAAGGCTACGCAAACCGTTAAACCCTAAACCGCTAAAATGCAAAATGTCATCTTGATCTAGCGTTTCTGTTTTGCCTGTTAAGCTATTAGTGACAATATACAAACGGCGGCTTGAATCGTTTGGATTTAACAGCACTTGCACACACAAAGGGTGCAAAGGCTCAAGCATTTTTACATCATCGAGATAAGGCGTAATGCGATGAATCCGTGCAAAGCCATCACCATGCAAACACTTACTCAAAATAATGTACGACCAAAACGCACTACTCGAATACACAGGGCTTGCTTGCTGATTGACAAACCACCAGTTGTCATGCTCTACGCGCTCTCTATCACCATTCACACCAACACGATAAACAGGCAAAGGCAAGCTTGCTACTGCCCCTGCAATCAACTGTATGCACGCATAAATCGCGCTGACTGTCATTGCTGTACGTTCGTTTAGGTGTACACCTGCTGTACTGACACCACCTGTCACAAACTCATTAAACTCAGACATCGACATACTTGTTGATGTTGAATTTTTAACAACCGCTTGGCGGCGTGTTGCTTTAGCGTGTCGTTTTTTCATAATCAAAATACGGTAATAGAAGAAGGAATATCATCTTGAAACAAAGCTGTTCTACCTGCGGCCATAATCAACGCCACAACAGGGTCAATTTTGCCGATTGATTTTTCTTTATCAGGTTTTTGATTGCCTGCTGCATCACGAACCATGACAACATTGCTCATTGCCCAATTCATCACAGGGTCATTAGGGTGTTCAATGCTACCTGTTAAAATATCAATCTCTAGCTGTTTCATGGCAGGAGACATCGACAAAAAGCCTTGTCTAAACTCGACCATCTCGACATCTTCGGCTTGCAAGTTATTTACAATTTGAGTCGCGTTATATTTATCAAACGCAATTTCTTTAATGTTTAGGCTATCTTTTAACGCCAACACATCACGCTCAATGTACGAATAATCAGTCACATTACCCGAAGTCAAGGTGAGCCAACCTTGTTCTGACCAACGCTTATACAGTGCTGCATTTTTGTTGTGTTGATCTAATGCTCTATCTTCAGGTAAATAATGTTTACACCAAATCCGTTTTTTACCGTTTGGCATCGTTGCCATCAAAATTAAACTGCACAAATCGCTCACACTGGCTAAGTCCAAACCACCAATAACCAAGTTGGCTTGTTCAAAACTTTGCAACTCATACTTAACCGCACATTTTTTCCATTGCTTAATGGGCATCCATTTACGCGCCCCTTTAACCCACATATCCAAATGCTTGGTCAAAAAGTTATCTAAGGCAGAAGGGTCTTGTTTGGCCTTTGTTGCAGCTTCACGCAACTTTTCAATGTTGACCGATACGCCTAAATTTGGATTAGCCTTAATCCATTTTGTTTCGTCTTGCCAGTCGTCAGACTTTTCGTCTGTGTCGTCATCATCGCCAA